GGAGGAGAAATCCATAAATTATTTTCTATTTTGAGGAATTTGGAGGAAAGTTCATAAATGCTCTCATTAATTTACTATAGTTTTTATTATTTTATTAGCATATATGCTCTTACTTATTTAAAAGAGTTAAATATTCTTTAAAATGCTCAAAAAGAAGGAGGAGAAATTCATAAGGTATTTGTATAATTTTAAGTTTGTTATCATAAATGCTAACAATTTATTATTTATGAAGTTTCCTCTTTTTATTTAGTAAAAACATGACGGAGGGAGATTCAATAGTATAAAAACTTTTTTTAAAAAGTGGACAAATGTTTTTATTTCAATGTTTTCTCAAAAATGCCAAAGTACTTTTGAAAATCCAAAAATATAATAATACAGATCATTAAAACATTATTACATCACTAAATATTTTATGAGAGCATACTCAATATACATTTATGAAAAAGCGGAATAAAGAGGAGAATATCACAAATATTTTCTAAATTGAGGAATTTGGAGGAGAAATCCATAAATTATTTTCTATTTTGAGGAATTTGGAGGAAAGTTCATAAATGCTCTCATTAATTTACTATAGTTTTTATTATTTTATTAGCATATATGCTCTCACATATTTTAAAGTTTAAAATATTCTTTAAAATACTCAAAAAGAAGGAGGAGAAATTCATAAGGTATTTGTATATTTTTAATTTTATTATCATAAATGCTAACAATTTATTATTTATGAAGTTTCCTCTTTTTATTTAGTAAAAACATGACGGAGAGAAAACCTGGTCGTCCAAAACTATTTTTAAAAAATGGACAAATGTTTTTATTTCAATGTTTTTCAAAAATGCCAAAGTACTTTCAAATTTCCATTTTCATAATAATTTCAAGTTTCATCAGTTTTTCTTTAAGTTGTTTATTTGTTTCTTCTAGATTTTTATTTTTTTCTGTTATTTCCTCTATTATAATTTCTTGTGTTTTTTTCATATCCTGATTAATTCTTTCAGGACAAACATCATTTTCATGTCTTAAACGATTATATTTATGACTGAACGTTTTACTACAATATTGACATTTTTCTGAGTTATTAATATTATTACAAGGTGTAGATCGGTATAAATGTTGAGAATAATTACTTTTAGTTTTAAATTGTTTAGAGCATAAATCGCATTCATATTTTGACATTTATATTATATCATTTTAAATTATCTTTAAATGATAATTTTTAGGCAATTTAATGTCTCCTCAAAATCTAAATACTTTTATATAACTTCATTAAACCCATATTTTCTTTAAAAGTTTTTACTTTATTACGATTACCATAAATGATATCATCGTCCTTCATTTGAGGATCAAATACACGAGCAATATTTAAGAAAAACTGGAAATCTTGTTCACGTCCTTTAACTAGATTACCCCAACCATTATTAGTAAATATTTTACAATCTACACCATTTTTACGTAAATGAAAAAACATAATTTGTAATGCATCAAATCTTTCTTTAGTACCAGCCAAATATTGTGCAATATCAACAGGAGAAAAATCGTTAGTAAAATTATAAGTTTTATTAGTATTTTCAGGTAAAAAAATTCCATTACAAACAGAAATTGTTTTATCCCAATCAAATAATACAGATCGTGATTTAATAGAATGTTTATTAGACCATTTAATAATTTGTTTCATTTCTTTTATAGAAATACCTTGCCCAGTACTATTAAGACATTCATCGCAAACATTAAATGATTTTTCAATAGTCATCCCTTTCACTAATTCTTGAGCATATTTATTATTTTTATATTTTTTCAAAAACATCATTGGGTAATAAAAATCTGGTTTACCACGCAAAATTTGATTATAAGGTTTATCAGGAACAAGGATAGATTTTATTAAAGGAAATGATTGTCTAAATGGATTAATGTTACCATAATAATCATCATCAAAAAAAACAAATGAATCTTTAGTTGAGAGAACATTTTTACGTATTTTTCTAGTTTTATTTTGTGATGGTTTTGCACGAGTTTTATGTTTTGATTTTTTTACCATATATTATAAAACAATATAAATATAATTTAATATCATTAGTATATAATGATTTTTAATAAATTTGATGATTTTGCAAAATTAAATATAGATACTATAAAAACTGGATTATGTTGTTTAATATTAACACCTTTATTATTTATAGATAATATTTATGGACCATTATTAGTAGGTAGTACGATTAGTTTTGTTCAATTATTTAAACAATATGAATTAGAATATATTAAACAGAAACAAGAAGAAGAAGCAGAGGAATCTAGTGATGAGGAAGAGGAAGAGGAAGAGGAAGAGGAAGAAGAGGAAGAGGAAGAGGAAGAGGAAGAGGAAGATATCAATAAGGATGAAGAGGATAAATTCACAGATTTACCAGTGTTAATTGATATAAATTGCTATTTAACTATTTTAACAGATACTGAAACTAAAAAACAATATATTGCTAATAACTATATATTAAGACGTGCAAAAAAACAATCTAAAACAACTCCATTAGGATCTATAAATTTAATTGAATTAATATTATTAGAACTAGAAATTTCTGAAAATGATTTACAAGAATTAAAACAAGATAATGAAATCTACGAGTATGCCACATTTGATAAAAAATTATATGAATTAGCTAATGTCAATTTGGAATGTGCTTGGAGACGTTATAAACATATATTAAGTGAAAATGAATATAAAGATAACACATATACTATATTATAATGTCTAGTGCAAGAACATCAACATCAGCGGTCGATCGTCAGTTGGGTCGTGTTAAGTGGTTTAATAATAAAGCTGGTTATGGATTTATTACAGCAACAAGAGATGGAACAGAAACTGATATTTTTGTTCATCATAGTGATGTAATGGTTGTCAACGAGCAATATAAGTATTTAGTTCAGGGTGAGTATGTTGAATTTGTTATTATTTTTACAGAGGAAGGACCTCATAAGTTTAAAGCTTCTACTGTATCTGGTATTAATGGAGGTAAGTTGATGTGTGAAACTCGCAATGAATTTAGACAAATGAAGACAGATCAACCTATTTCTTCCTCTAGAGCAACACCTAGAGAAGCATCTACTCCTAGAGAAGCATCTAGTATACCAACAGAATCAACCCAACCATGGAAGTTTACACAAAAGACTCCAAGAGCAGAAAGTGGTAGAGGTCAAGGAAGAGGATCTCAAGGAAGAGGACCAAGTGGTAGATCTGCAGGGAGAGGAGGTCGTGGATCTCAATAAATAGTCCATTTAATTTGTGTAGATAAGTGTAGTAATTAATTTAATAATATTTATAGATAATATTATTAAAATACTTTTTCTTCGGAAAAATAGATGTAAGAAAATATAATGTATGTATATGAGTAAAGATATATCAACCGCAAATAAAAGTTTAAGTATATGTGATGATTTAAATATAGAAAAAAATAGAAACATTATATTTGTATATTGTCCACCAAAAGTTGGATCAACATCTTTAGTCTCATCAATCCGTTTATACGCTGCAAATAAATTTACAGTAATACATGTACATAATGAAATGATGATAAGTATTTTATGTGGTATAAAAAATATAACAATAAATGAAATAATACAATATAATAAATCATTAGGAAAAAATGTATATGTAATAGATATTTATAGAAGTCCAATAGAGCAAAAAATGTCATTATATTTTGAAGAAATTGCAACAATACATTTTAATACAACAGAAGAGCATATAAATAAAATGAATGCACAATGTTTAATAACCAGATTCAATAATATTTTTCCACATATTGAAACAGGAGATCATTTTAAAAATATGTATAATATTGGGTATGATTATGTAGCAGAACCATTTGATTTTAATAAAAAATATATTTTAAAAGATGTTAATGGAATAAAATATATAAAATTGCGATTAAAAGATTCTTCTACAGATTGGTCAAGAATACTAAAAGAATTATTAAATATTGATATTGTTATAGTAAAAGATTATGAAACAGATCAAAAAATAATTAAAGAGGCATTTTCTATTTTTAAAAGTGATTATTTGATTCCAAGTAATTTTTTTGAAATCATAAAGAATACTGATACTTTAAAATATTATTATTCAGAAGAAGAGAGAACTGAATATATGAGCAATTGGTTTAATAAACAAACCTCAATTCATCAATCTTATAATGATCAAGAGTATGCTTTATATCGGACAATAAGTAATGAAAATATTGGATACAATGTATTGCAATCGAATCATTATATGGATACTGGGTGTACTTGTAGAGCATGCACATATAAAAGAAAATGTATTATTCATAAATTAAATAAAGGAGAGCAAAATACAGAAAAAATAATTCACGAAGTAGTAAAAGCAGAATATTTACAAAATGTGAAAATACCAAATTTTAATAGAAAGATACAAAAGATAAATCGTGTATTAGTACAATTAAAAAATCAAGTCCCAAAACGCAAAATTTCAAAAAACTTAATGAACAATTTTTAAAAGTTATTAAAAAAATTGAAACTTATTTCATTTTTACTATTTAAAGCATTATAACAAAATGACATCCTTTATTAACACAAACGACAATTCAATGATCTATCTTGATACACAAGAAAGACAATTAGATAAAAAGCAAGATTTTGCTTTATCGGGTAGAAAATTATATAAAAATTCAGAAGATACAAATCCGTGTGATTGGATAAGTGTATTTGATGGTCACGGATATGACGTTCTTATAAATATGATAAGAAGCATTAATAAATTTCAAGATATTATTGCTGAAGATGAACCAATGGATACATTAGTGACTCATTTGAAAAAAATTCCAATACATATTCCATTATATAAATTATCAGGTTCTACTGGAATTATTGTAAAAATTTTCAAAGATGAGATTCGCTGTTGGACTGTGGGTGATTCTCAAGTAGCAATATTTGTAAATGGACAACAAGTTTATATTAGTTGTCCTCACAATATGAAAAATCCATTAGAGCAAGAAAGATTAGCGGAAAGAATTAAAATAGGTATAGTAAGCGTTGATAAACATCCACATTTATTACCTCAAAGTATTACAAAAACAACAATGATCACTAAATCGTGTGAGTATATAAACCATAGTTATAGAGTAAGACTTGCAATGTCGCAAGCATTAGGTGATGATTGGGTCACCGGTATTGCTCCAGAGAAATTTGTATATAAATTTAATCCAGAAGATGATGTGCGAGTAGTTGCAGGATCAGATGGTTTTTGGGAACATCATTTATTCGATGGTCCTGATGCAGCAGAAGATTTGGCAGATATTACAACATTATCAGCAACCCAGTTAATTGAAAAAATGGAAGCTAGATGGAAACAAGAATGGACTTACTTTTGGAATCCACATAATACAACTCAATCTATGGTAGTAAATTATGAAGGTCAGTATGATGATATTTGTTTAGCTATTTGGTCAAACCGAATGCCTGTAGATCCGAATGCACCAGTAGCAGTAGAAGTAGCAGTAGAAGTAGCAGTAGAAGTAGCAATTAAAGAAGAAATTAAAGAGGAAGTAAAAAGTGATTTAGATGCGGATCAACAATCAGCGTTAGATTTATGGCAAAAACTAAATCCAGTAAAAGTAGAATCTTTATGGACTGGAGATGGAAAAGATCCAGAATTTGACGCATTAGCAAATAAAATATTTGAAGATTTTGCAAATAAAGAAGAAATCAAAGAAGAAGTCAAAGAAGAAGTCAAAGAAGAAACCAAAGAAGAAACCAAAGAAGAAGAAGAATTCGATGATATGCCAGAATTAATTACGAGTCCAGAAGATTTACAATATATTATAAGTGATCTGGAACAAAAGTTGGCAAATGATCCATCGATGGTGAATGATTGTGATTTTGCATATGTAGCTGCTGCATTCATATGGCTAGAAAAAATACATGATTTAAAACAATATATAAAAGATTATATAATGTTGTTATCATTAGACGATAAAAGAGACCGACTAGTATATTTATTAGATGGAAATAAATATTATAATTTAATTGATGAATTAAATGAATATGAACAAAATGTATTAACAGAATATTTTAAAGAATTTGCAACGCAATTTGATATGGAACTTCTTGAATCTGATATAGATTTAAGTGTGGGACAGAATCAAGAACAGGACCCTTAAATAGGGGTCTTAAGTTGGGGCAATGGACTTATCACAACCCCCTCTAAAATAGAATATAGATAGTCGTAGTTAGGTGTTTGTTCAAATTTTAATTGTTTGCAGTAATTTAAATAATCTTTAATAATTTGGGGGACCAATTGGAACCCCAATTTTTTCTCTTGTTCTGGACTATCCGTAGAACAAATATTCATTTTAAATGCAATTATTTCAGACATATGTTTCATTTGAATTTCGTCATCTCGATAAAATAAATTTATCATAATATATCCAACAGATTCTAGATCATCTCGTCTACTAGGTTCAATACCATTATGCATATTAATACTGACAAAATTAGGAGTTCCAATTAATTGTTTATTTAAAATCTTTGGAATATGATTGCCATTAGGTAATACATATTGTTTACAAAATCCAAAATCTACTAGATACATATTTTTTTTATTTTTATCCTCTGTTTTTAGTTCTTTATCTTTCTCTTTTTTATCTTTATTTTCTTTATATACATCAGGCAAATCAAATAAAAAATTATCTGGTTTCACATCACGATGAATAAATCCTTTTTCGTGAATATGTTGCAAACGTTTTATCATTTCTTTACCATAATAAAGAACCAAATGTATAGGTAATTTACTCGTAACCGGATAAGTGCGTTTAAATTGTCCAAGAGTATCCCCTAATAAAGGCATTACCATAAAATAATAATCTTGAATTAGACCAAACCATTTTACTTGCACGAAACCTGGATGTTTAACACCTGAAGTCAATGCTTGATAAATTTGCGTTTCATATTTGAGCGATTTTATTTCTCCATTTACTTTTTCTACTTTAATAGCAACTAATTCTCTTCTGCGAATATTTTCGCCTTTAAATACTTTCCCAAATGCACCTTTTCCAATTTCTTCTAATATTTTATATTTATTAGCAACGATCATTGATAATAAATGATGAGTTTATTTTATATACTTATATTATGTATACTAAAAAACATAAATATACTAAAAATAAAACAATAAAAAATAACAAAATAAATAAAAATCAAAATATGATAACTGCAACAATAAATATAGATGCAATACGTAAAAATATTAAATATATTAAACAACAATCAAAAACAGATATGATTCCAGTATTAAAAGCAAATGCATATGGACATGGTATGGTAGAAATTGCAAAAATATTACGAAAGGAAAATATAGAATTAATAGGAGTAGCTACTTTAGAAGAAGCATTAATATTAAGAAGAGGTGGTGATAAAGGTAAAATATTATATTGGGTATATGATTTATACAATCCAAACTTTAAATTATATCCAGATTTAGATATTAGTATTATAGATGAAAATCATATTGAAATATTATCTAAAATGGTTCCAAAAAATAAAAAATGTAATATACATTTATTTGTGGATACTGGAATAAATAGAGCAGGAATTCCATATGAATATGCATTATCTGCTGCTAAAAAAATAAATGATAATCCAAAATTAAATTTAGTTGGAATGATGTCACATTTAATTGAATCTGAATTTAAAAATGATAAATTAGTTAATGAACAATTAAGAAAATTTCGTTTATTAAGAAATCAACTTGCAGATATAAATATTATTCCAAAATATGTTCATATTGCAAATTCTGGCGGAGTTATAAATTATGATGTATCTGATTTTACACATTGTCGACCGGGAAAATTATTACATGGTTTAAATCCTAATAAAACAATAAATAACAATCTTAATTTAACAATGACATTATCTACAAATATAATTCAATTAAAAAATATAAATAAAGGAGATGGTATAGGATATGATTATACATATTTTGCTCCAAAAAATATGAGAATTGCAGTAGCTCCAATAGGTTTTGCTGATTTTTTACCTAGATTATCTTCAGGGAAATTATATGTTTACATAAATGGTACAAAAAGAAAAGTTTTAGGACTTGAAAGTATGGACCAAATAGTAATTGCATCAAAAAAAACTGATAAATTACATGATAAAGTTATTATTTTTGGAGATGGTAAAAATTGTCCACAAAATATAAATAATATTGCAAAAGAAGCATCCACTATTAGTACTGAATTATTAACACATATTGGTTATAGAGTAAATCGCGAATATATCTAGGAGGAACCAACGACGCAGATGGTTTAAAACAAATGACTATCTAACATATTTTCTTTATTTTTTAAATTGCATCCACCTGCATATGCGCCATATTTTTTAAGCGCAGAAATATCTGTAACTTTCCAGCAAAAAGATAAATTTACATTTTTCACATTTGCTAAAACAGAGACATCAGTTATAGCATAACAATAACTCAAATTGACTGATTCTGCATCAGTTAGTCCTGAGATATCTTTAATAAATCTGCAATATTGTAAATTAATATGTTTAACATTTGTCAGTCCACCTATACTTGTCAATTGAGCACAATCAGTTAAATTCAACGTATTTACGCCACTAATCGCTGCCAAATTAGTAATATTTTTGCATCCACTTAAATCTAGAGTATGTACACCTTTCAAAACTAAAACATCTTTTACCCGATAACATTGTATTAAATTTATAGCTAATTGTTTTGATGGATCTCTCATTTGGGCTACTATTTTTGCTCGATATTCTCCGCTTAAATAATACCATTTAGATTGTTTTTTAGTTAAGTTCCAGTAATAATAATCTTTGAAACAAAATCCAAATAATTCTGACGATGATTCTAATAAATTATTGGCATCATCTCCACATCCTAAAAACCCAAAAATATATCTAATCACATCTTCAGGAACTGAATAAATCGTCGTCATTATATTTGTTTAAATTATAGTATAAGTAATTCATAAATTTTATTTTCAATTTTTATTATAATGATGAATAAAAGGCAATATTAGAAATAAAGACATTATAAATAATATAAAAAGGTAATAACATAATTCTTTTATTTTAACAATTTTTAATTTCTCATTTTCCTGAAGAATGATTGCATATTTTTGGTCAATTAATTGATGAATATTTTTAATACGCTCATCCATAATATTATATCCGTGAGTCAAATTTTTAGCTTCTCCGCCTTGCTGCCGTCTTTCTACAATAGCTTGAAACATTCCGTGCAGTTCATCTCGTATATGAGGACATATAAATTGTAATATATGCCAATCATATTTTTCTAATTTTGGAATACAGTCTGAATCTCTTAATACTACGTGCCCTATATAACGAGCATCAGTATGAAATTCTTTAAATAAATCGTCTAAAGTTAATGATCTTGTTGGTCTTTGCATTTTAGTTAATATAGTTACAAAATTGATTAGAAAAAGCATTTCAATTTTTATTTAATGTAAAAAAAATAACGAAAATAAAATAACGAAAATAAAATAAAATAGAGATGATGATCTACACATATAACGATTGATTTGTCACCACATATTTAAGTAACATTACTGGTATTTCTTTTAATTTACTTAAGAATTCCAAATTAGTTTGCGCAGCTTGCTCTAATTCTGTAGCAATATTTGTAATTTTTAATAGAGCTTTTACAAATTCTCCTAAAAAGATATCCTTCTCTCTTTCTAATTTTTGTAAAAATAGTTTACAAGAACCTTCATCATTACACTGTTCTGCCCATTCACCAATGTAATTTAATAAATCATAATGAAAAGTATAATCTGATCCTGTATTGAAATCAACTTCTTTTTCAAAATAAAAATCATAATTATCGCGCATTTTTTCAACCAATCTTTGCACAACTGGATCTTCAGAATAATTCCGCTTATGGTCGGGGGCAAGGGGGTCATAACCCCCAGAAACAGAATAATTCCGCTTATGGTCGGGGGTAAGGGGGTCATAACCCCCAGATTCAGAATAATTCCGCTTATGGTCGGGGGCAAGGGGGTCACGACCCCCAGATTCAGAATAATTCCGCTTATGGTCGGGGGCAAGGGGGTCACGACCCCCAGAAACAGATACATTTGTAAAACAACTCAAAACTATTATTATTTGTTTAGAAGAGAGAAGAGAGAGATTTGGTATAAAGTTTGCAAATACTAGGCAATGCACTTCTCTCACATTTACGGCGACCCTTCCTTTTTCCAAAAGCGCAAACTTTTGTGGGAGGTCTTTACCATCGACACTGGATTTTTCTGTTTCTTCCTTAACCACAATGAATTGTTGGGAACAAAGAAAATCTAAAACCATATCTATATTGCTCTGGATATAATTGGCAGTATGATCAGCACATTTGTTTAATTGATAAAAATCATCTTGTTTCTCTCTCCATTTTTTCACAACATTTTTTTCAGTATCAATAAATCGATATTCATCCAAAAATGCACTGATTTTCTTATCCAATTCTTTTTTCTTTTTATTAACTGCTCCAACAACATCTTCCAAACATCTTGAATAATCTTCAATTACATGTAATGGTGTTTTTAACAAAGAAATAGATTCATCTAATTTAGTGAGGTCCTGTGCAACTAAATTGATTTGTTCAATATATTGTTTAATCTCTCCATTCAAATCTAATTGGATCATACTTTGATTCACAAATTGGGTAAAGTCTTGCTGATCTAGGTTGATCAAATTTAATAAAAGATTATAAGATATTTTGAATTTGGAAACTAATTTTTGTGGTGTTCCTTTCATCATTTGTTTATATCCAATACTCTCCACATTTCTAAATAAATTATTGAGATGAATAACGCGCCCAACAGTATCAAACCCTAGACGTCCTGCTCTACCAGCAGCTTGAGTATATTCATGAGCGTGAAGCATTCTCAGACTATGTCCATCGTGTTTAGAAACATCTGTAAAGATTGCAGTTTTTACGGGCAAATTGAGACCAATAGCTACACTCTCAGTGCAAAATAATAGTTTAATAGACCCTTTTGCAAAGAGAATCTCTACAATTTCTTTTAAAATTGGGATCATACCTGAATGATGTATTGCCACACCTTTTCTTAACAAAGAAACCAAATGAATATACTCTGGTAAATTCAAATACTCCAAGTAGTTCGGCATTTTACGCATAATCTGAGCACATTCACGGTCAATCGTATATGGAATTTTAGAATCAAATTCTAATAAATTAGTCGTCATTTCTTTCGCGCAAACTTCTAGTTGTTTTCGCGAAAATACGTAGCATAATGCTGGTAGCATTTCATTTTCTACTAAATGTTGTGCGACTTCATTTAGAACATGTTGGCGTTTAATTCGCACATTATTTGTTTCAAATAATTTCAACATTTTGGTCATCTTATGGTAATGGGGTTCCATAAATTCTCCTTTCGCGCTTTGAATGACAAATGGTTTGCCAATAATGCTGCGAATTTCTTCTTGCATAGATTTATCTTTGACCGCTTTAAAAATGCCTGTAGGTGCAGTAATAAAAGAGTAATGAATAAGTGGAACTATTCTCTCTTTTTTGGTTGTTAAAAATACTTTTTTAGGGGGATACATCCCCCTTGCCCCCTCATTATTATCTTTAGATGCTCCAACATCTTCAATCCATTTAGCAAAACGTTCAGGATTATCTAAAGTAGCAGAAAGACCAATAATTTGTACAGATGGGGGTAACATCATAATAGTTTGTTCCCAAACTTTACCACGATCAGGATCATTAATCATATGAATCTCGTCAAAAATTACAACCCCTAGTCCATCCATTGCTTTAGCAGAATTACAAAGGATTTCCGTAGTCATAATAACCACATCAGCCTCAGTATTGCATGAGATATCTCCTGTTTTAATACCAATACTAATATGAGGATATTTCTCTTTAAAGTCCGCAAATTTCTGGTTAGATAGACTTTTAATAGGTGAACAATAAATAACTTTTTTGCCAATAGAATGAAAATAATGTATAGCAAATTCAGCCGCAGCACTTTTACCAGATCCTGTAGGACAGCATACTAATGTATGATGACCTAATATAGTAGATTCAATTGCCCATTTTTGAAAGGAGTGTAGGGGATATTTAAAAATAGAATAATATTCTTTATATTTCTCTTCATTTTCAGCAGGATAATTTTGTTCACAAATTTTGACCATCTCAATACATAATATACTAGCAACTGTTTATATTATTTATTTTATGTATATAATATAGTAATATGCCCAAATCCAAACCAATTAAACGTGATTCATCATATAGAGATGATCCTTATATACCTCCATCAAGTAGATCTAGTCGTTTACAAAATCGTATAATAAAAAAAGGAACTAATTATTGGGAATATTTAAATAGTAAATCACCAAAAATGTCATTTATAAATTTAGAAAGTCAAAAAAAACATTCAACCCATCCAGAATCTAGTAATTATATTGATGGTTGCGATTATCAATATTTACCAGAAGAATATAAACAATTATTAACAAGTGAAGAAATAAAAAGTTTAGCAGGTAAAATGTGCAGTCCTGATGGAAAAATAACTATTTTTCCAAATTTTCCTAAGGCAACTGATGGTAAATATCCAATGAGTAGTGACCCTTTTCAAGATTATGCTACAAAAGGTAATTGTAGAAAATTCATATGGACTATAACAGGAAATGTTATGAAATATTTTCCAGCAGATGAATATAAAGAAGGTCAATATAAATCATGTATTTATAACAAATTAGAACAAATACTAGGAGAACAATCTAAACATTTTACATTTGAGTATGATCGCGTAATGCATTCTTGTTTAAATCCTGAATTTTGGTATGTAGACAGTGCCGGAGAAATATGTATTAATTATGAAGGTAATATAGTATATATCAATAATTTAAGTGGGCATTATAAACCATCAAAAAAATCTTTATTAAAAGTATTAATATTTTTAAAATATGTAATGGGTTATACTGAGTTAGATGAAAATTTTTTATATGACTTAGCCGGTATGTGGGAACATTTTCTAGATATAGAAACTCAACCAGTATTATCATTAATAAATCAAGAAGAATTATCAAAAGATAATAGTGGATTAGGAACAACAATTACATCAAAAAAGAAAAGACAAACTAGAAAACAACAACAAAAAGAAAAAAGAGAGAACAAAAGAAGTCAAAGAAGAAGTCAAAGAAGAAGTCAAAGAAGAAGTCAAAGAAGAAGTCAAAAAATACGTGTTTAATTATTCATTTATATTGTCTTCGGGTCATTCTTTCTATTTGTCTTTGTTGAGTGTTTAATTTTCTTCTAAGTTTTTGATGTATTTTTGTTTTCATATTTTGTTTTAATGTTTTTCTTTTTTGAAGTTTATTTTTATTTGAGAACCCTTTTGCACTTGGTGGATATAAAAGTGGGTTTGTCCGTGTTTCTGTCCAATGTGGTGTCCGGGTATTTTTCTGTATTGGCATTACCATTTTTATAATTTGGTCAGTTTGTTTTGGGGTCAGACCTGTTGATAATGCATCAACTAATTCTTTACTTGGTATTTTTTTTGTTTTTTTTGTTTTTATGGTTTTTATGGTTTTTATGGTTGTTATGGGAGTTTCTTTTAATGCATAATGAACTGTTTCATCATCATCACTATCACCAAAAAATGCTGCAAATGCATTTGTTTTAGCAGCAGCAGAGGAATGTGCTAAGGATGCACTAGATGGTTGACATGATGAAGAAGATGAAGAAGACCTATTATTCATCCGCGCTGATAACGCACGTTTTTGTTCACATGTTGGTCTTCTACAAAGATCGGCAATTGGTTGTATAACATGTGCACCATTACATGAAACTCTGCATGCATTTAAAGATAACATTGTGCTATATATATTTGAATGAGAACACATTTTTTCAGTTAACTTTTGCCAATACATATCATAAATGTATTGTTGAATTATATTAAAAGGAAGAGTATTAGAAATTCGTGTTAAAAATGTTTCAGTAGTAGTTATTAATAAATAAAAATACTCAAATACTACTTTGTTATGTATTGCAAATATACATAATGAAATAATATGATATGTGCATAAAATTGATATTTTCTGTATAACATTACGATGGTTACGAAATAATATTATTCGATTTACTGTGTTAACTACTAATCTTACTTGTATATTTATATATGAAAGAATGATTGTTTGAATGTTGGCTTTAGCTAATTCATTTAATTCAATTCCTTCTTTACTAGCAGTATTATAACACCATTCAAATATTTTATTTATAAATTTTAAATTAAAATGTAAATTTGATTCTCCTGTAATATTAATAGTAACATATGCACCAGAATATGCATCAAACTGACCTTTTTTTTCTAGTTTGTTACCTTCTTCATCAGTATATTCAGAATATGATATAGTATCGCCATATAAGTGTAATTCATTAAATTCTCTTTGATATGTATCTCGCATTTTACGAACAAAATCTGTAATATATTGTTGTTGTGCAGTATAATCAGTTTTACCTATGGTTACAGTGCTTATTCTATGAATAATTGCATCATTCATACTTAACGTGCTTTCAGCTAATAATAATATATCTTTTATATATTCAAATTGGAAATTTGTTTTAGCAATTACTTCATTAGCGTTTCTTCTATATTTTTGTTCAATATTTTTAATATATGCGTCTTCAAATTGCGAAAATGGATTTTCAGTTATTGTATTCTTTAAAATGGAGTGTTTTTTAGTTCTAGGTAATGCGTCACTTGTAATATTAACAATACCCGGAGGTAGATTTGAAATAAATTTAATAAGGGTATTACGCAGTCCACACGTATTTTCAGGAGTAATATTATTAAATACACATCCATGACCATAAAACGCCAGTGTAATATATAATGGTATAGCAAGTTCCGTGTTTACATATCCTAATAATTGGTCAATCATATTTAAAATAGAATAATATGCTCTAATTATACTATTTGGATTAGTTGAATCATTTTGACTTTCCATTATTTGTTCAACATCTCTAGCTTCTTGTGAATTTGTTGGAGTAGCAGTATCCGGATGATATGGGGGAGTGACATCATTAAATTGTGATAGTATTACAATTGTAAGAATGATTTGTCTTGTCATATTATCAATTGTTTTATCTACAGAATCGCGCAGATTTATTTGAAATAATTCTTCCTCCTCATCACTGCCGTCACTCACATATTCCTCTTCCTCTTCCTCTTCATTCATTACTTATATAATGCAATATTATTTAATTTTGCATTATTGTTTTCTTTTTCTTGTTCCACTTCGGATTCTTTTTAGTTTTTTTCTTGAGTTTTTTCTTGAGTTTTTTCTTGAGTTTTTTCTTAATTCATTCAATCTTTTTTCTCTTTTTCGTTTTCTACTTTTATTTTGATATCTATTCTTCCTTTTACTGGGTGGTAATATAATTCCTCTAGATCTTTTTAAAGGCATATCATCCTCATCCTCACTAACTTGCGCATCCTCATCCTCATCCTCATCATCCTCATCCTCCTCCTCCTCCTCCTCATCAGGTTTCCTTATGCGTTTTCGATGAGAATCTTGGGCTTTAGCTGCTGTGTCAAGATATATTTTTCTAGTTCCTGGTTTATATTTAATTCCTGTATAAGATCTACATGCAAAAGATATAATATTAATACGAATAACAGGATTAGCACATATAATTTCATTTAAATCATCCCAAAATGATTTGTATATAAATTTCATTTCTTTAAAATTAACAATTGCATTGTGAAACTTATTAAAAAATGATTGATATCTAAAAAATAAACCTTTTATATTATACAATAGTTGGCCTGTTGCGCGAATAATAGTAAATAAATGATATATACATAACATAGATATCTGTGTAATTATATGAGTTCTCTCATCTATTAATAAAATATTGTCAGATGATAATAAATAACTATTTTCTTGCTGAAATTTCACATATTCATGTAATAATGTTACATTTTCAGTAGTCATAGATAGCTTTCCAATAGTTATAAAATCTTTAAAATTATGGTGAGATAAATTCATAACTGTTGTTGTAGCAGGAATTATAAGTAATGCACCATATAATCCAGAATATTCATGGTGGTCATTTCCTGCTGTATATTCTTTATCAGTATTTTTACTATATTTAAATACATCATTCATATTAATTCGTTTAACAATAGCTGAACCACACATAGCATTATCTTCTCTACAATTTTTTATTATTTGTGCATATTGGGTATTATGAATAGTATTTTGCGATTGTTTAGCAACCTCACGATATTTCGCGCAAAACTCAAATACGGGTTTACAAAATTCTTCATCAACATTTCTTAATATTTGATCAATAACAACTTGTACAGAATCACTATTATTAAATAATGATGCACGAGTGTCAAATATATGTTTAATTGCTTGATGTCTACTATATCTACTTTGCGGATTACTCATACATATGTCAGAAGTCATATTAAGACCAGGATTAACTGCAGAATATAATCGAATTAATTCTCCGTGTCCGTGTGTCCTACTGTTAACATATTCACACGGTAATTCACTTTTTGGAATACCTCTTGTTGAACCATGAGAAAAATTAAAAAATACGAATTCTTCCATTATATATATATTGCAATCTTATTTTCTTTTTCATTTTAGCTTCATTATTAAAAATGAATAATTTAAACTGACCCTTACTATAAAGTGCTAATTTCTCTCCTAAAACAATCTTACCAAATATTTTCAATTCGTGAATATAAATAATATACTGGAACAATCCATTATTGTATTCTACTATATCAAAAACATATCCATTCCATACTTTCTCTAAAATAGTTGGATCACTAGTACATAAATGTAACAAATTGCATTCATTCTGCACTTTTTTAATAGATTTAGTTGTTGTATTAATGTAAGATATTTTCTCAATACTAGTCCAATATTGATAAAATTCTTGTGCCTTTTCGGATAAGACAAAATCAAAATTTAATTGAAACTGGATAATATTAAGAAGATCAACTAGACGACGAATTGGTGATGTAATATGGACATAAGATTCTAGATTTAAAAAAGAATGACTTAATGATTCCGTTTCTAATTTATTTTTTACATTAATATATTTACCTGCTGAATTAGATGACCAAATGTGAGCAAAATTGGCGATTTCTGTGGGTAAATTATTAGTAACAGTATCAACTAATTCAGTAGTAGCAGTTGAGCTAATACATCTAAAAATCCCTTCCCCATTTACTAGTAATTTTTGAGCGCACAGATGATTCATTAAAACCATTAAATATTCCACTACATCGTGACTATCAATCACCTTATTAATATATTTACTTGCCGGGTTTTTATTTAAAGAGGCGACCACTTCTTTAAGTTGTTTGTAATATGTATTAACTAACAAAGTTGGTTCATCATAAACATAATTCTTTTTGACTTGGATAATAGAATTGGAATACTTTATCTCTCTTATAACCATAGATGATTTGTCAAAATCAAAATAAATATTGAGATCCATAGTAAGTGCAAATCGTTTTTCGCCTTGTTGTAAAGAACAGAGGCAATCGGACAAGACTGTTGGTAACATAGGTCGTTTTCTGTCAGGTAAATAAATAGTAGAAATGCGATTAGACATACTAGGCCATAAATTTAAATAATCTAACCAAATAGTAACATTGGAAATATAAATAGAGAGAACAAAATCACCTGCCGAGGTCATTTCTTTAATAGAAAAGGCATCATCAAAATCTACGGATCCTTGAGGATCAATAGAAAATATTTCGACATCTGTTCTCTCTTCTAATTGATATAATTCTTTTATTTTATCAATATTTGATGTATTTGTTTTAATAGATGCCAATGTATCTTTAGTCAGTTTTTGAATAGATGAATTTAAACTTTTGCAATAGAGTTGATATTCATAAAAATTATCTAATATATCAACTGGACCAATATTCTGCACAATTTGTCCAATAGGCTTACTATTAGACCCAGACGATCCATTCTTTCTCCATTGCATAAATTTAAATGTAATATAATGATTTTTATATATTTTAGAAAATCCAATATGTTTACGCTCATATGGAATTAAAAATGTCGGTAAATGTATATCATCTGGTATACATTTATAATAATATTTTTGTTTATCATTTAATCCATAAGTCTTGTCATTTTCCAAAACTAAAACACCAGAAATATATTCATAATTACGAACATTAGAATGTAATAATTCTACTTTTTCTTTGTCAGTAGAAAGAGAGAACAAATCATTTGTAAATAAATGATGTGTTAAAGGATTAAAATCGGCAGGCAATTCTACTTTATCCATATTTGTAGAATCATATACAGAAAAAGATTCATAATTTCGGTCATCAATATGCAGTCGATACATTATATAATATAGCACAAACTATTTAAGTGTTTATTTCTTTTTAAATTTAGTATCCTTTTTATCAATATCTTCAATAGAAATATTTAAAGTCGGTGCCAGTGCAGGTTTCATTGAAATAACCACATTTTCATTTAAATTTTCAGTTTGTACTTTTATTTTTTTAGTAGCATCTTTTACTTGTTCTTTAATTTGCTCTTTTACTTGTTCTTTAAGTTGATCCTTTACTGATTCTATTTTTTCTATTTTTTTATCTACTTCATCGTAAGTCTTTTTAAATATATTATTAACAAATGCACCTACTGGGGAGTTAGGTTGTAAAGGTTTTATATTAAAACTAGTAGCAGAAATATTTAGTTTATTTAAACTAGTTTGACTTTCAATATCAATATCAGTATTACTATTTGTTATTTTTAATCGAATTGGAGTTAAATTATCTGCCATCTCACTAGTACTGACATTTGAATTTTCAATAAGTTTGCAATAAGTGCTATAATTATTATCTAAAAATGTTTTTCCATCCATACCTCTATTTGCACGATCTAATGCAAGAGCTTTAAAAATATCTGTAGATAAAATATAAAAATCTTTACTCATCATCAGTTCACTTTCCATATATTTTTGAATATTTAAATACAACTCAATAGATGTAATAATACCACAAACTAATGATACTACGCATGTAATCTCAGAAACAAATTTTTGTGGAACATATGCAGATAATCCTATTGAAATAACAGAATTTAATGCGGATAAAATAATTGTTGGGATACGGAAATATTTTAAATAAGACCGGTAATACAAGTATGCTTTTTTATGATGTTCGCTAAGTAATAATGAATTTTTACGAATATTATCTAAAACTGATTCCATATCATTAGACCAGGAATCTTCAATATCCATTACTTTACATTACAACTATATTTTTTAATTTACAAATACAATTTAATTAGGCAGTTGAGATATAGGAGTACTATCTGGATCATTTGTTTCTTTTTCTTCTTCCTTTTGTTCTTCATTTTGTTCTTCCTTTTGTTCTTCCTTTTGTTCTTCCTTTTTTCCAACAGTTTCTTCTCTTGGTTCTGATGCATTCATTCTTTTATTTAACGCAGTAATATCATGTTTTTTCACACTATCTCTCTTTACATTTTGCAATTGTAATGCATACATAAAAATATGTGGACTTATTGCTGCATTATTCATATATGTTCTATATCGAAAACACGATATACTTGTATGTTTAGAAAATTTAATACTATACCACCAATAAGCAGGAATTTGTATAGTTTGTCCTTTTACTAAAGTAACATCTAAACATTTAATTTTATCAAAATCCGCAATATATTGCGCTTGTATTTTCCATGGATTCATAGGTGATCGAAATTCAAAATTTTCATAATCATATACTAAATTTAAATATTTTGTTGAACATGGTGGCGATAGTTTTAACTGAATTGATCCTTGTGTTACTACAAAATAATTGCGATAGTTTAATTCATACCGGAATGGACTGACTAATCCGTCGGATCCCATCATAACATCATAATTGCAATTTGATACCATATATGGTCTAAGAAATTCATCATTATATTGAAAACTTTTAATTACTCCAGTTTCTTGTAAAAAATCTTGGTTATTTTCACTAAAAAATGATCCAGTCTTATCATCTGTAAATAATTTTGCAGCAGCGTGAAGAGGAACAGGCATATAAATTTCAGAATCAAAATTGCGATCATTTATATTCCGAATTTTGACATCAAATGCTTTGTAATTAGATAAAATATAATCTTGATTTGTAGTATTAACCACTTTTTCATTTTCAAAATCAAATATAACTGGTTGTCGAATATCGCAAATTTCTTCTAATTTATCTTTAGATGCTTGATCTAGTTCATATATTTCTAAATCACTACTTGTTTTAATATGAAACTGAACATGAAGATAAATAAATAGCACTAAACAAAAAATAAAAATGGTAAAGAATATTTTCATTTGACTTAATAACAAAATAGACTAATATTTTGTTATTTTTACTCAGTCAATTTATATGCAATTTATATGCAATTTATATATTTTTATTAAGCAGATAATTCTTCAACCACACCCTCATTTTGCAACTCTTGTTGAATCAACTCTTTTAAATTAAAGCCACTTTGTGATAATTCAATAATAGTTGGTCCAGATCCAAAGAACTTCATATTAAAATCGTCAATTAATTCTTCTCCTTCAATATCCTTTTCTTCTTGTTCTTCTTGTTCTTCTTGTTCCAATATTTCAAATTGCGCCGAATCGCTAAAAATCATATTCACTAATTTACTATTTGTTTCCATTGTAAATGTTTGCAATTTCAACAACATTTCTTTTAATTCAGCAATTTCACTACTAGTTTGCTTAACAGCAATCAAATCTTTCATTTCTTTAAATTCTTTTGCTACATCTTTTACAAAAATATCATACTTTTGAATAGAAACTAATTGTGATAGGGTAGTTTGTGATTGAATTTGTGCTTGAGCCTGTGCATGGGCTTGTGCCAATGCTTGTGGAGGGGTTAATCCAGGTGCCAATGAATTTTTTTGTTTTTCTAATGTATCCAATCTTTTTACAATATTATCAAATACTTGTTTGTCAACTAATACATTGTTACCATTATCTTCTGGAATTGAAGTAGGATCATTTGGATTAGTTTGTATTGTTTGAACAAGTTGTTCAACTCTTCCTAAACGAAGAGTAATTAAACCTATGGCATCAGATATTGATAATTTTGGTTGCGCCATTTGTTGGCCTTGCCCTGGGTATCCTTGTCCTGGGTACCCTTGCATTGGTCCTCGTTGACCTGGCATTGGACTAGGTCCTCCATTTGAATTAATATCAGCACCACCAGCACGTTTATTTCTTGCAGAAGCATTGGCTCTATTTCCACTCATTAAAAGTATTACATACTTTGTTTTTAAATTATTTACGCGTTTTATTATGTCTTTTACTAATTCTTTTATTTCTTCTTTTTGATTTATTTTGTCTTCTTCTCCCTTTTCTTCTATTTGTTTTATTTTGTTTACTTCTTTTTTGGAGACGTCTGGAACCACCATTCTGTGGGGTTAGTTGTATAAGAGTATCATCACCATCTTCATCATCATACGTCTTTTTAGATGCTGCCTTTGAAACTGGTATATTTTTACCTATACTAAATGTTTCAGTAGGATTAGTTAATGTTAATGTTACCTTGGTATTTGGTTTTGTTGTCATAAAAAAATTATCTTTATTTCCTGCAGTAGTTATATCTATATCTATAAATTGTCCCTTCTTAATATGGTCTTGTCCAGTTAAAAATGCTGCACCAGTGATTTCCCACCCAACTGCTGGACTTTGTTGTATTCTATTTGTATTTGTATTTGTATTATTATACTCCAAAATTTTTATAAATACATCATAATTCATCAAAGTATCTTCTGTTAATTGTGCATTTACTAATTTATCTAATCTACCAAGTGTAAATGTATTTGCAAGAGTATTTTGTATATTTCTCATTTTATTTAAATTAAAAAATTTATTTTTTGTAGTGTCGCCCCCAGCATAATAAGTTAATCTACACCCAGTTTCTCCATCTATACCAATTCTTGGAACTTCAAATGTAAAATATGTTAATGCTGCAATAGTAAACCCAGAAACTATATTTTTTGCAATAAGTCTTGCAATAAATACTGCACTTCTAAATGATACATCTAAATAGTACATGTGTCTGAAAAATTCATTCCAATTTTTAGTAATAAAACTTTTTTTTTCATTTGTACAAGTTAAATCTCTAGCATAACGTGGAACATTTGTATTACTAAGTTTCGTTACTTGTGTATCATATGATGCATTACAATCTTCTGAAATTTCCTTTCGTTTATCAATAAGTTCTTCATGTTTAGTTGGTTCATTACTTGACCATAATTTTTTAGTATATGAAGAAACCATTTTAGCAGTTGATGTTGAACAAGGATGTGCAAAATTTGCAGTAGCAGGTTGTGAAGGAACTGGATCTCCAGTAACAGTAAGTCTTTTAAAATAAACATCAACCATAATATGCTTCTCACAAAAATAGTCTGCTAATTTTACACCCATTACTCTTGGTGCTGCAATAGATATACATATTATTTTACTATTTATTCTAGACATTGTAGTATATACAGGATTATCAGGATTATCAGTATTATCCTTAGTATCATCCTTAGTATTGTCATAAATATTTTTAATATGCTCTGCCCATACATATGAAAAAATGGTTGTTAGACCTCCTCCTAATGAATGTCCAGTTGTAATTAATGTAATTTTACCATTGGTATCTGTTTTATTTATTTCAGGAATTAAATGTGTGTTTGCCAAATATATAATTGTATTAAATAAAGTATGAATTACATCTGATAATAATTTAAATATACCATATAAATAAGTTTCATCAACCGTCTTATCATTATTTTTTCCAACTGTGTAATTATATATTGAGGTTCCTTTAGAATAAGATGCTAATGTTTTTGGACTATATGTTCCTCTAAAAAGAACATTAATCATATTAGGAACTCTTGTATCGCAAGATACATATATTTCACCATAATTTGAAGTTGCAATTGATATATATTTTAAATAAGATGGAAAAGTCTTTTTATCTACATAATTATATGTTGTTTTAGCATTTTCAATTATTATTTTTTCATTTTCTGTGAATAAATCTGGAGTTAAATTCATTGGAACTTCATAAATATTGCGTTTGATATCCTGACTCTCATATTCTATTACATTAACTGCATTTATTTGAGCAGCTAATGGTATAAAATCAATATATTTTTTATTATTATTCATATGTGTTGTTATTTGTTGTTGAAGTGGTGGTTTAGATGTATTATTAAATGTAGATATAGGTAGAGATAATGAAAATCCATCAGCATTGTTATAATCCTTTATATTTTTAAATATTTTATCATCTTCTAAAAAATCTTTTAAATTTGTATTATCAGTATTATCAGTATTATCAATCGTTTTAATATGTTCATTCATTGCTTGTAATAATTCTAATGGTATAATAGGACCAAAAATATTACAATAATTTATTATAAAATACATATCATTCATATAAGCAAATCTAGCTAAAACTGTACAATAAAATGATATCCAATTAATATCTCCATATTTATCACCATATTTTTGTCCTCTTTTTGTAATTCCAAGTGAAATAGGTACATTTGTAATTGGTTTTAATAATCTTGAAAACATCGATTTTTTTTGTGTTTGGATTGTTCCATTTTTTTCCTGAACTTTAGACACATCGGCAGATACTTGCATCGGTATTATTGTTTTTGCTCCTTCTTCTGCTACTTTTGCTTTTGTAACCATTGGTTCACCTGCAGAATCCGTTGTTGCTACTGTTGCTCCTTCTGTTGCTTCTGTTGCTTCTGTAACTGTTGTTTCACCTGTAGAAGAATCATTGTTTACAACTACTTGAGGTCTTGATGTAGTTGAAAAAGATCCGCCCATTTATATACAACTATACAATCATTTTCATAGAAATAGCATTATTACATTTATAATTCAATATGTTAAAATCTTCTATTTTATAATCATTAATATTTTCATAAGTGCTACTAATTTCAATAGTTGGAAAGGATGCAATTCATTTTGCATAAGCAATTGTCCTTTTAATGCATCAAAGTGTTCTTCATAAATATGACAATTCCCAACCATATACACAAATTCATATGTTTCTAAATCACTAAACCATAATAATTCTTTCAGGCACGTTTTCCACGCAGTTTTTTTACTTGTCAAAATAGGAACTTGTCCATTTGAAGAGAGAATCGCATAGTTGATCCAAAAATGCTCTTAACTGTGCCATTTCTACCACCAGTTTCTAGTGAACCAGTTTCTAAAATTGTGCGAATTAAATCTAGATATTGTTGCTCTTCTTTATTTCCTCCTTTATTTTCTATTGCTTCTGTCATTTATATAAAATATAAATAATTGTTTTTAATTTCTTTTTATAAATCATATGGAATCATTAACGGAATCATCATCTTCCTCTAAACCAGGATTTTTTAAACATGTATTTAATTTTGATTCAGATTCAAAAGCAGAAATGTTGAATATTATTCAATATGCTTTATTAGCATTAATTCCTATTATTATTTTGAATAAATTAATGCAAAAATATATTCCTGAGGCTGATGAAGAAAAAGGTTCTTTAGAGATTTCTGCAGAAGTTTTGCTTCAAGTAATTATTATAGTTTTAGGCATCTTTTTTGTTGACCGATTAGTGACATTTGTTCCAACTTATAGCAATGTTAAATATTTGGATTTTAGTGTGACAACTGTTGTGATTGCAACTTTGTTGATCCTTTTGAGTCTTCAGACTAAATTAGGTAATAAAATATCTAAA